CAAGAGGTATTTATTTTAGAACCACAATGAAAAGAAAGATAATATTATTAGGAAGAATGGGAGAACTCTTTGGAAAAGAGCATGAACTCGTATGTAAAAATGTTCATGAAGCTATGCACGCTATTGACCAAATGAAAGGTGGCGTTAGAAAATATTTATTAGACTGTACGGATAAGGGTATAGAGTTTCACGTTTCAAAAGGCTCAGATCTTCTTGATTATGATAATTTACACAGTGACTTAGGAGAGAATGATTTAATTATTACTCCGTTACCTCAGGGAGCAGATTTTTTAAAAGCACTCTTAGGAGTAGCACTCATAATACTAGGAGTATTTACTTTTGGAGCAACAACAGCTATTGGAGTAGCACTTATAGTCGGAGGGGGACTACTTGCACTAAAAGGAATAGTAGATATGTTAACTCCCGAAATGCCCGATGATGAATCGGATGAATCAAATCTATTTAAAGGCCCGATTAATAATGCCAAAGTAGGTATACCAGTACCTCTAGCTTATGGTAAGTTAGAAGTAGGGGGCGCACCTATAAACTTTGGATTTACAGACACAAAAATTACTGCAAGTAATGGATTCACTTTTGGAAAGAAAGATGGAACTTACTCAGGTAGCTACTCAGGAGGAACCGGTGGAGGTTCAGCAGGTGGTGGCTCTGGTGGTGGATCAGGTGGCGGTAATGACGCTATAGCTTCAGAGGAACAAAAATAATGGCAGGAAACTCTAGATATAATAAATTAACAAAATCTACTAGACACCAAACTGCTGTCATATATGATGCTGTGTCCGAAGGACCAATTGAAGGATTAGTTAACGGACCGAACAGTATTATAGTTGACGGCAATCCTGCAGCATCTGCCAATGTAGGTACTTATTTTCAACTACTTAGAACTCCTAATGCTTCTTATAATTCAACAAGTGGTATAGTAACAGACCAGGGCGGTGGAGCTGTATTTGAAAATCTTACTACTGCACAAGGACAAAGATACATATCTGTAATAGCAGGTAAGAAAAGAGCTACAAATGCTTCTACTTCCGCAGGTAACAATATTGTTAGTACTGCTACTTCTTTCTTTGCAGCAGGTGATATTAGAGATGAAGCAAAACCATTAAATCAATTTATTAGAATAGAAGGAGCGGGTAAAGACGGCACAGAGTATGCAGGTCAAATAACTCAATTTATAAATGTTACTCATGTAAGAGTAGACAGTCCTCCTGCAAAAACAGTTTCTTCTGCTAATGTTTCAATCGACTTAGTAGACACAATTTCAACTATAGGTAGTAGCACTCAGGCAACTTTAACAAATGGTGGCGGAATAACAACTTCAGCTACTGCAGTTATAATATCTCCTCCTAAATCAGCAACAGGAGACGTACTAAAATACAATTTTAACAACTTTGGCTGGGCATTTAGAAAAGGAGAAAGAGAACAAGCATATCTATCTGCTCCTTCTGGTATAGGTAGTGCTTCTTCAGCACATTCAATAAATGCAGCATTAGACCAAACAGATTTAAGATCAATAGGTCAACCAACTAATACTGCTTTAGGAATAAATACTGACATTTCTCCTGATAGAAACGGAGAATCAGGAATTAGCAGAGTTGCTTCTACTGGTATGAATATAGCAGACCCAGGAGAAGTAGATTTTATTCGTGTAACTTTAAATCACGCTTCAATGATTTCTAACAAAGAAAATGGTAAGAAAGGATCGGGATTTGCTGAGTATAGAATAATCTTCTCATATAAAACAGATTCAACAGATACTTTTTCAAATAATGAACACGTTATTTATGGTAGAAGAACTTTATCTTCAAATGTTAGAGATTATCATGCAAATACTCGTGTAAGATCTGGTAGCTCAGGTATAATTGATGGACAGATACAAGCTCCTTTCAATAGTATATTTAGTTTTGATATATCAAAATACCAACCTTTTACTGATTACAAAATAGAAGTTCAAAGAGTATCTCCAATAAACCAAAAAGAAAATAGTTGGCAACAAAGTAACCAAGGCAGTTTAGTATCTATAGAAAATATTATTACTGATAAGTTAACTTATCCTTATACAGCTTATGCAGCTGTGATAGTTGATGCAGAAGATTTTGATGATATACCTGAAAGAGCATATGAAATTAGAGGACTAAAAGTAAAAGTTCCTACCAACTATTTTCCAGCAGATGAAATACATGATGATACAGGAGCAAGAAGGGCAACTGCTTCTTATAGTCGTAATGTTACTACAGGTGCAGACACAGGAAACCCTGTAGACTGGGACGGTAATTTTAGAGGAGACCAAAAGACTTTTAATGCTTCAAGCCCTAACTATATGCCTGTATATACTAGCAATCCAGTATGGATATTTATGGACTTAATTACAAATCCAAGATATGGACTTGGAAAGTATGTAGACCCAGATTTTGACTTTACACAAGTAGATAAGTATACTTTATATAACTTAGCGAAATACTGTGACGAACTTGTACCAAATGGAAAAGGCGGAACAGAGCCTCGCTTCTCATGTAACTTATTTATACAGAAAGGTCAAGATGCACTAAGATTACTCAAAGATTTAAGTACTATGATTCGTGGTATGCTTATTTGGCACAATGGTCAAGTAAGTTTAAACTCTAACAGAGAGAAAGGGCCGATATATACTTTTGGCAAATCAAATGTTATTGAAGGAACATTTAGTTATTCAGGCAGCTCTAGAAGATTTAGAACAAACGAAGTAAAGGTTACTTGGAACGACCCAGAGAATAGATATAAACAAGCAGTAGAAATAGTAACAGACGATAACAATATTGCAGAAACAGGTAGAGTAATCACAAAAGATTTACCAGCACTTGGCTGTACTTCGCAAGGTCAAGCACAAAGACTTGGAAGATGGCATTTACTTACTGAAAAATTAGAAAAAGAAATCGTAACATTTAGTACAGGTATCAATGGGGGTGCTTTAGTTGCTGGAGATGTTATTCTTGTACAAGATGCAGATGACAAAGATGTACAATTCTCTGGAAGAGTATCAACTGCAAAAGCTTCTACTACTACTGTAATCGAAACAGATAGAGCATTAAGTCTAAATGGTACAGATAATTTTGATTTACATTTAATATATCCAAGCGGAGGTGCATATATAGCGCAACCAACTGCTACAATTAACAGCACAGATTATAAAGTAGGCGACCTTGTATTAGAACACGCAAACGGAACAGCAATCTCAACTCAAGCTTCTGCATCACAACTGAAAGATGATTCAGGAGGCCAAGTACAAGTTATATGGTCAGAAGATCAAAGAATAGAAACAAAACCTATTTCATCATATAACTCATCAAATGTAACCGTATCAAGCGCATTTAGTTCTGCGCCAAGCAGTGAAGTAATATATGCAATTACAGGACAACAAGCATCAGGAGCTGATGTAACTGGAAGTGCAAAAGAGTATATTATTACTAGCATAAAAGAAAAAACAAAAGAGCTACAGTTTGAAATTACTGCAGCAGAATACGATGTTAACAAGTTTACAGAAATAGATAGAGGATGGGTAATTCCAGATATACCTGATATAATGAGACCACCTCTTAGAACAGAAATAGTACCAGTACCAATAAATGTATCTATACAAATAGTTCCTGATGAAGAAGGCGGAGATGTTACAGATGTTAACCAACCAATAAGAGCATACAAAGCGTTAGTACAATGGACAGCACCAAAATCTATAAGAACAGATTCAGACGGAAATGCTCTAGACGATATTTATGAACATTTAGCTGGTTTTGATTTAGAACATGATGTGCCTCAATCTGATAAAGTTAAAAATAATAATGGATTTATTAGAGAGGAAGTCAGAAGTAGAGGACAAAGTAGTTTTAGTATAAGAAATGTACCCCCAGGAGATGAATATAGAGTACGTGTAAGAACAGTTAATACTCAAGGGTATACTTCCGAGTTTATACAAGCTAAGTTTACTTTTGACCCTTCAGATATAGGAGCACCAAGTGATGGTGTAATTGGAGCAGGACTAAATCAACAAATTGCTAGAGGTGGAAGTTTAACTACAGGAATGAGTATAGGTAGTGCAAATGCTACTATTACTTTTGATTCAAGCACTTATACATTTACTCCACCTACTGGAGTACCTAGTATAACTATAGAAAGTGGAAACACTAATTTTACTCAACAAAACTTTTCAAGTTTGGCAGACGGTGAAACAGGGTACTTACTATTTGATTACGATGGAAACTTAGCAAGAGGATCTACAAGAACAGATGTACTAAGATCAGTTGTTGCTGGAACAGATAATGTAGCAGCTACAGCTACTGGTGGTCAACCATATTACTTTAGCTTCTTTAAAAGATTAGGACAATCAAATGAAGACTTATCACAAGCAAATGGTACTTTTAGTTTAGATAGATTTAGTTCAAATGTAGTTGGATCTTCTACAACATTTTTAACTGACTTCCGAGCAGGCGACATAGTAGTATTAGATGATGCTGGAGCTTCTCGTTTCTGGGCAAAAGTAGCACATATTGAAAGTGATACTTCAATGACCGTAGCTAGTGGTTCCGATAGAACATACTCAGGAGCAAACCTATTTGCACAATCATTAAAGTTTGACAGACAAAAAGATACTGTAATAGCTTCAGTAAAAAATACTGGAGGCACATTCTCCTTAGTTAATTTTGCTAGTGGAGAAAAAGGAGCAGATGGTTTACCAGGTGGAGACGGTGAAGATGGAGCTGCAGGAATAGATTCAAGAACAGTAAACTTAACTATAGGCGACCAAGCATTTACATATGCAAATACAGGAAGCACTCCTTCTCCTTCAAGTACAACAGTAACAGCTACTGCATTAAATACAGATGGAACTGTATATTACGAGTTTTTCTTAAATGATGTAAGTCAGGCAAATACTACTACAAATACTTACACATACACACCTCAATCTTCTTTCGCCAATATGCCTGATAAAATAGAAGTTCAAATTAGAGATAGTGGCTCTGCAGCAATTAAAGCTAGAGACCAATTAACAGTGTACGGTGTAAAACCTGGAACAGACGGAACAAATGGAACAAACGGAACAAACGGAACAGACGGTGATAA